GAACACTTTGGCTCGTGGTGTCTCAATGAAACGTACCGACTCAAACAAGCCGATTTCGCCATTGTAGATACCTTCTGGGTTTACGTAGTTCGCTGGTGTACGCCATGCTGATACGTCTGTGTTCGAACGGAAGTCGTACGACACGTCTGGGTGGATGTAACCCATGTAGGAACCGTTGAAGGTTGCTACGTTTGCTCCACGGAGTTGTGCAACAACTCTGCGAACATCGTCAGCGTGAAGAATGTCATCTGTTGAGATTGATTCTCGGCTGGTTGGGGTTGTTGTGCCACCTGTGGCGTAAATGACGTTGGTTCCTGCGGCAAGAACTTCACGGATAACTTGGTCGATTGAATCGCCTGCGTTGTATCCGATGATGTTCGCTGCTGCTGAATCAACATCTGTGAATGCTGTTCCGCGCAACTTCGCTGTTGTTACAACTGCGTTACCGTATTCGTTCAGAGTTACAGTTACCTGGCTGTCTGAGAGCGCTACTGGTGTTACGTCAGTTACTTCGTTCAGCGTTGATGTCGCTGCCGAAATGTCTGCGAAGATGGTGAATGTGACACCAGTTCCAGGCATTGCCTGTTGGACTGGTTGTACGTCTGCTGCCTGGTCGAACAAGAGTTCTGAACGCAATGCGAAATACGCAAGACGGTCAAATGCTACCTGGTCAACTGACAAAGACGAGAGTTGGGTTTCGCCTGCCATGATTATTTATTCCTTTTGTTTTGAGGGGGATATTAGTTTTGTGTTGCTGCCCGTGCCTCAGACAAAATTTGTTCTACTTCTCGTGGCGAAGTTGCTTCGTTTAACCTTCGTGCCCAATCTACTGGTGGTTGAGATGTTTGGCTTCCAGCGGCGACTTTATTGGTTCGCTGCCATGCCTGCATCTCATCCGCAGATGGTTGAGTCTGGGGTGGACTAATCAATTGCGCCTCTACAGCAGCCTGACGAATCGCATCTGGGTTAAGGTCGCCATCGTATGCTTTAACGAAATATTTTGACATCGGTTGAAGCGGGTCAATGCCTGCTTTAACAAATGCTAATTCTCGTTTCGCTGACTCGGCTTCCGCTACCTGCTTTCGTAGGTCTGCGGTTTCCTTTTCCAATTGCTTCATCCTTGCCCTAACTGGGTTTCGGGTTTCGGATTCTTCTATCTGGTCTTCGCTGTCGTAGTTGTCAAACTCTGACATATGGCACGCTCCGTTTCTGCCCACATCACATCAGAGGTATGTGATGGCTGCTATTGATTTGTCACCCCGAATTGCTCCACACAGGCTGGGGGGTTCCTGTGTAGGTTCCTACTTTCGTATCACGTTCGATATTACACACCTTGTTTGGTGTTGTCAACTATCTCACTATTCGATTGTGGTGAGGCTAACTTTTCCGCCTGCTTCGAATGTTCCTTTGCGGCGACGTTTCCTTGTTGCTATTCGTTGGGTTGCTTCGGCGCTTGTGCCGAGTGTGCCTGCGATGGCTTCTTCTTGGGTGATGCCTTCTTCGCCCATCAATGGTCTGTATAGACTTTCTTCTTGTCTGAGGGTGGTGAATCCTGCTTCTGCTTGGGCTTCGCTTACACCTTGGCGAACTAGTTGTTCGGCGGATGTGGCTGTTAAGGCTATGCCTGCCTGTTTGCGGGCTTGTGCGGCAACCTCAGCGGCTCTGGCGGCACGCAGGATGTTGTCTTGGGCTTTCTGTGGGTCTAGGAAGAACGCTGCGATTGAGCCGTCATCGAGGTTGTATAGCGTTTTTAGTTCGTTGACTACGGTTGGGTCAGCGTTGCGTACAGCCTGATAGCCCTGTGTTACTCGTGCCAAGATTTCGTCTGGGGAGACATCGTTGACAATGAAGTTTGTTAGTGATGTCGGGTCGTCGTAGAACCCTGCTGGCATTCCTGAGTCTCGTAGGTTTCTTCGGTATTGTGATTCAAGTTGGAGTAGTTGGCTCACAGAGTAGACGGGTTTGCCTGCTGCTCGGCGTTGTTCGTTTGCTACGAATCGCCGTTTGAATGCTGGTGATTCTCGTAGTTGAATACCGATTTCGTCGATGCTTGATGAGCCTGTGATGGTGCGGTTTGCGAGCGCTGCACGGATTTCGTTGACTAGTTCTGGGTCGTCTAGCCCATAAAATTTGAGGGTGTTGGTGAGGATTGTTGTGGCTGTTTCACCGTCGCCTGGTGGCAAAAATGAGATTGCACGACTAGTTGGTCTGACTGGTACTTCATTTTCTGTTTTTATTTCTCTAACAGGTTGTCTGCCTAGACCGTAAGCCGCTTCTTTTGGTGCGTAAGCAGCAGCGATTTCGGCAGTAAAATCGCGGGTAGGTGCCGTGATGGGGCGACCACGTGCTTCAGATAGGGCTTGTAGGTCTTCTGGTGTCATTGACATTAGATAATCTTTCCGAACGCTTGGGCAATATTAGCCGACAAAGCCCGTGCTTCATCTTTAGCGTTGCTGGTTCTTTCCCAACCGTACTGTGGGTCGGAGCGTAATAGTTTTTCCCATTCGCTGTTTGTCATCAAACGCTTTTTGCCTTCTTCGCCGAACGATACAGCCTGTTCAAATGCGCCTGTGGACATATCGATGTCATTAGCGTTGCGTTCCAAGAGTTTTGATGCTGTGGTTTTGTATGCGGATGCGATGCTTTCTAATGTCATGCCTTGGTCTAGCAGGTTTGATAGATGTCCGTAGCGTGTTTTGGCGAACTCTCTTTGTTGGCGTTCGTAGTCAGATGTGAGCATTTGACCTGTTAAAACTTTTTCGATGTCGGAGTCTGCTGGGTTTCGGTTGAAGAATGCTTTGGCGATGTTTTGTGTGCTGATGTATTCTGCAGATTTTTGGGTGCGAGCCAACGCTGTCGGGTTGACGTAGTTGCCTGATTCGTCTTTTTTGAATACTTCGCTGTAAACTTTTTGTTTTAGGATGTCACCTTGATATCCGAAGTTGATGGAATCTGATACGAATTTGAGGAAGTCGGTGCCTTGAAAACCTAGTGTGCCGACGAGGGATTGAATAGTTTTTAGTTGTTTTGATGTTGATAGTTCTTTGTAGAAATCTGTAGCAGATACTTCTTCGGCAAACCTTTCGTTGCTGTATTTTTGTGCAACGGCTTTATTTAATGTTTCAAATAGTTGTGGGTATTTAGTGCGGTCGAGGTCTAGCAGCCATGTTTTTGCTGGGAATTGTTCTCGGAATGTTGTTTCCCATGCTGTGCTAATTGCCGCTGGTTGTTCTGTGATGCCTGTAGCGGCTGTTGTTTTATATTCTTTGCGTAACATTTCTCGGTTTGCTGGTGTGTTTTCTAAACCACGGGCAGCGAGTTGTTCGGTGACGAATGCTTTCCGTTTGGCTGGGTCAACTACTGGAGTGGCAGATACAACTCCTGTGGTAGGTACAACTGGTTCAATTTCTTCTGTTGTTGTTTCGGCAACTTTTTTTGGTTTCATCCCAGCAAAACGGGCTTGCTCGGCACGGTCTTCCATTGGGGTGGCAGCGGCGGTTCTACCTTGTTGACTTAAAATTGCGGCAGGAGTACCAGTAACTTTTGGTGTTACCGCGGCTGGTTTCGTGGCAGCGGTAACAGGAACATCTGAAACAAATTGAACCTGATATTTACCTGTTTCTGGTGATTCAATTACCGAAGCCAATTCGCCTTTGCGAACTCTATCTAAAACAAGTTTGCTTGTCTTAACAGCGTTCTGTGCTGTTTTTAATTCCGCTTCAGTAATTTCTTTATCTTTGAATTTTCCTAATGCAGATTTAACAAAATTTTCATCGGCTGCTAACTGGGTTGAAGCAATAAACTCTGCTGTTTCTTGTTTGCTTTGCTGGTCTGCTGCTTGTTCTTTTAATGTATTTAATTCTGGGATAAGTTTATCGCGCAAGTCAGTTAAAGAATAAACTTGTTTATTGTATTTATAGTTGGCTACGCCATCATCCAAAGCCTTTTGTGCGGCGGCGAGGTCTTTGTCGATTTGATTTGCGTCAAGTTTTTGACGCAATAACGGCTCTGTGGTAATTTCATTTTTGACAACATCGTTTTTAAATTTAATTTTTTTAAAAAATTCTATGAGGTCTGTTATTGCACCCCAATCTTGTGGTGGGGATTTAGGAGAGATATCGCCATTAAGCCATCTCTGGTAAAAAAATTCTTTTGTGGATTCGGATGCCCACCTAAGGTTTTTAATCCATTCGGGCATCGGTTTCTGTTCAGCCATTATGCAAGTCCTTTAATCTTTTTATCAAGAATGTCCAAAAACCCTAAAGCCTGAACCGCTTCGGCTTCTGGACCGAACTGCTGCTGAACTTGCTGCTCGGCGGCAACATCAAGACGTGGCGCACGAACACCGCCAGTTGCTTCCGATATCTCCATACGCTCATACGCTCTAACAAACTTTTCGATTTCGGCAGCAGACACGTTACGCCCCAATATTTTTTGTGTTGTATCTTGAAATACTGAACGAATGTCCTGTTTGGCTGTGGTGCGAATTGTTCTGCCCATGCCCACAGATGGTTGGATTTCTGTTAGGAATTGTGGTAGAACGGCTTCTATTGTTCGACCTTGCGAGTTGGCGTAATTTAAGAACTCTCTCATCACAGATATGTCTGTGGAATCAAATCCTGTTCCGCCTTGCGGTCTACCGTTTTTGCCGTATAGTCCTCGTGCAGATAGTTTGTTTTGGAAATCTGCGCGTTGCGCTGCGGTCATTCTGGACAGTTCGCTTACTGCTTCTTTGTCGGGGTCATATAGGTCGCGTTCGATAATGTTGTTTTTACCTACTAGTTTTTGACCTACAAAAGAAACATCGAATCCTCGTCGTTGGCGTGTGGCTGCGTCGCCTGAGTCAGAAACTGTGCCACCTAAAATGTCTTGTTGTTTTAAACCAGATAATTGTGGTGCTGTAACGAATACGTTACGTGGTTGTAGTTTTACGTCAGGTGCTAATCCGCTACCGACTTTTGGGGCAATAACTGGGGCGGTCGAGGATGGTGGGGTTGTCGTCGCGTTCGGGTCTGTTGGTTCTGTTGCCATTTAATCTACCTCTGCTGCAAGTTTATCTTCATAAATTCTTGCAAATTCTGGGGTTTGCTGTACAAGTGCTGCTGCAATACTAGCCAACCAATCCTTTAAAGGTTGTGTTTTTGGTGATTGGAAACTTGAGAACCCTGCTGCTGCAGCATTTTCTAATGCTTGGTCGCGGGCATCCAAATATTGTTTGACTGCGTTCGCCACATCATTGTCTGCTAAACGGTTGTCGGTTACGGCTGTACGCAAATTGTTGATGAAGTTAGGGAATTCGCCTGGGTTGAAGTCGGCTTTGATTGGGAACCCTGGGTATTCTTTGTTGAGGAATGTGCGCCATTGAGCAAGCCAGTCTCGTTGTTCTTGGTTTAGGGTGTCGCCCATTTGGTTGCGTTTTTCACGGTAGATGGATGAAGCAATTTTGTATTGGGCTGCTGCAACCGTTTCTTCTGCTGTTAATCGACGTCGTTCACCTTTTTGGATTTGGCGGTTGAATGCTTCGAAACTGAACGAGTCGCCGCCAGGGGCGAAGTATCCTGCGATGCCTTTGTATTGTGCCATCAAATCGTCGTTGTCTTTAGCCCAATCGGAGAACACTTTGGTTGGTTCAATGCCGCTGGTTGTTGGCTCAGTTTTGTGACCCATGTAAATGAATGCATCTTCACCGAATTTGTCGATGAAGTCTGATACAACTGTGTCTGGATTTTTTAATTTCATTTTGTAGAACTCTTGCGAAAGTGATGATGCGATGATGTCGCCGCCGTCTGTTTCTAAACGGAAGTCGATTTGTGGTGAGGTTGGTCCTGTGAATTGGAATAAGGCACGCATTCCTGCGAGGACTTGTGCTTTGCGGCGTGCGTCGGCGTACAGTTTTGCCATGTCGTTTGGGTCTTTGGTGTTGTAACTTCCGCTTTGGATTTTGTGGCGGACTACTTCTGCGTAGGTGTTGGCGTAGATTGTGCCAAGGTTGGCGGTGTCACCTCTGATGGCTTCTATGCCACGTGTCGCCCATTGTGGTGCAAGTGACCCTGGACCTTTTTCCCCGTATGGGAGAATCATTTTGCGTACGAATTCTAGTTGAGGTGCGTCTGGGAGTACGTTTGATGCGGCGATTTGTAGGACTGGACCTGCGCCTGGAAGGTTTAATACTTGAAATGCGCCTCGGATTGGGAATTGAAGCATTGCTCCTGCCCATCCGCCGATAGGGAAGTTGAATACGTTTGTGCCGTTTATAGGGTCTTTAGCGAACCAGCCTGATAGGGCGTTGTCTGGGTTGTCTGAGTCGTAGTTTGCTGCGTTGAATGCGAGTTGTGTTTTGCGGATTCGTGATGGGTCTTCTACGAGGTATGAGGTGTATTGTCCGAGTGTTTCTCTAAATGCTGTGGCGAATGGTGCTACTACTCGCAACATATCTTCTAGGTTGCCTTTTTTCTGGGCGTTGTAAAGAGTTTCTTGTAGTTCTTGTCTTGCCATCGCTCCAGCGAATTGTTCTAGTTGGGCGACTGTACCGTCGCCTGTGGCTGTTTGCCCAAATATTTTGTTGTAGATTTCTTTGTTGCCAACATATTTTTCTACTGACATATTCCCTCGTTTGCCATCTTGAATAAGGTCATCGTTTAACGATTTAACATATTTGGCGATGTTTGCTTGCAAGGTTTGTTGTTCTGCAGGTGATAGCAGATTGGCGTTGTCGGCGACCGTTCGATAAAACGCTTGACGATAGAGCGGTGAGCGTTCAAGTTTCTGTGTTGCTTTACCCACCAAACTGTTAAAGAACCATTTGACGCCTGTGTCCATTGCTTTTGTGATGTTGTCAAGTTTTGGTGATTTGCCTGGCATCACACGGTTAGCAACTTTGACACTTGGTGCTAGTTTTCTTTGGTTGCCTTTTAGGTCAATGACTTCTCGAAGTTCATTGCTGCCAAATAATCCTGGGTCTTGGGCTTGGCTAGTAAACGCTTGTCCTGGGGCTACCGCTTGCACTTCTGCTATGTCGCGCGATATGAGCGTGCCTGGGTTGAATGGGTCTTCTACTCGGCTTGGGATTATGCGTGTGATAATTGCTTCGTCGCCGCTGTCAAGTTTAACTAAAGCGCCTACAGTTTTGTTTTGTCCTCGTTCTGCCATTACAAGATTGTCTACTGGGATTTCTTCGCGTGGCACAAATTGAACATCGGCTGTTGGTAGACCGTCTGCGTCTTCTGTTAGGCGCGATGTTGGCAATCCTCGTTCGTCGAGTAACGATTCAATTTTTGGTACGCGACCGTGCGCTACTATAAAACGTAGTTCTTCGTCGTTGCGGATAACTGTGTTCAGTTTGGCTTGCGATGCTCTATCCAACCATGTTGTGATGAGGTCGGTATCGGAAACACTTGTTATTTTAATAAATTGTGGCTGACCTGTTTGTTGGTCTGCGATGCGTACACCGTTGCGGAAATATTCAACAACTGTTTTGGCGGCTTCTTTTCCTTCGTCGGTTGTTTGTAGCCATGCGCTCATTGCTGCTTGACGTTCTTGTGTTGGAAGTGTGGATAGTTGAGCAAGTTTTCTGAGGATTGGGTCTTGGCGAAGTTGTCCCAAATTATCTATATAACCTGTTGTGTGTGCTGTTGGGTCGCTGCCACGGCTAATGAAAGAAAAATTTTCTCCTCGTATCGCTCTTTCGTTGGCGGTAAGTGGGTCTTGTAAATGTTGGTAAACCGACCTGTTAGCAACTTCTTGGTAGTCTTTTAATATTTTACTTAGCCCACCACTAACGTCGTCTGTTAGCGCTCCTTCGAACGTTAATGCTTTGCCTTCTCCGCCTGTTAATGGTCCAACAAAACGGCTGCCCATAACTGTTTGTATAAATTGAAATGGGTGCGTAAAAAAGTTTTGGTAGCCTTTTGCTGCCATTCGGATGTGTGAGTCAATCATGTTTCGCACGACGTATCCGCCTGTAGCAAGAATCATCGGTTTCCATACTTCTTGTTGAAGTTCTTCTGCAACGGCTAATAGGGTTCTTTGTTCGCCTTTTTTGTTGCGTAAAATCTTGTCGGTTTTTAATGCCTTTTTAAGGAATGGGTTACTTGTTAATGCTCGAAGTTTGCGAAAGTCGGGGAGTATGTGAACATTTTCTGCGAGTTCAACTAGCGCTGTTGGTCCTTGTATCCGTAATTGGTTTAAATCATCTGGGCTAAATCGTTTTAGTTCTTTGTCGTCGATGCCAAATTGTCGTAACATTTGTAATGTTCCGCCGTCATCGAGTTGTCCTAGTTCGTCTGCGCCGAATGCTCTGATGCGTGCCAGTTCTGCGTCGTGAATTCGTTTGACTTCTTGTGCAATTCTTTCATCTCCGCCTGCGTATTTGGTTACGATTTCTAAAAATTTTGCGTAGAGTTGGTCGCCTGCTTCTTTGCGTATAGCGACATTTGTTTCACCAAATACATTCATTGCTTCGCCCATAAAGTTGTCGAAGATTTCTGTGGCTTCGGTGTGGATTCTTATTCCTCGTAGATAGTTAGCGTAGGTTTCTACGGATTTTGTTTTGTCTAAACCCGAACCATAAATGATGGCTTTTTCTGTTGGGATTTCTGTGAACCATCGGCTGTTGCGTAGTGTGCGATATACAGGGATTCGTTCGCGGGCAAGTTCTCGTGCGGCGAATGTTGCGCCTGTTCCTTTGATTGCACCGATTTGTTTTGGGATGAGTACGTCTTCTGGGTTGGCTGATAGTCGTGCTGCGGCTTCGCCGATGATGGCTTTAATTTTTAGTGGGGAGTCTGCTTCGGCTAGACGTTTTGCTGTTTCTGGGTCAATTTTGCCACGGAAATCTGACATAATTTTGTATGCGGCTTTGCCTCTTTCGATGGCTGCTTCAGTTGTATCTAGTCCACGGTCAGCAATGTTTTTGGTTGCGGTGGAAGCGTGGTCTGCTAAACGTTGGGATAATCGTACTGCTTTGCTGTTGCGGTCGAACCATGCAAAGTATTCTGATTCTCTGAATGAGATTGCTTCAGCAGAATCTAAACCGATTTCTCCGCGGGAGATTCGTGCTGCTGCGTCTGCGCCTTCGCGTGTGAGTGACGGAATTTTGTCTGTTTCTATTATGCCTCGGGCAACGAGTTGGTCTGCAACTTTTTGGCTGACTGCTCGTGTGCCAATTAATCCTTTTACTTGTTGACCTGTTTTTGCTGCTTTGAATGCTTGACCTGCAACGATGGTTGGGTCAGCGTAGATGGTTACAGCAGCATCGAAGAAACCTGATAGTAGAGAGTATTCTTTTGTTCCTGGGGTGAACACAAGGTTTGCTGCGCCACGCCCAATTGTCCACGCATGGTTGTTGATTGTGCCACGAAAGTCTTTTGCTCTTTGTGCTTGTGTTTCTGCGGCTTTCCCACCGAAGAAGAATCCTTCTCCTGAGTCTTGCCCTGAGAGCATTGTGCCAAGTTGTGTTGAAGCAAAAACGCCTGCTGTGCCTGTCGGGTCGTTTGGTGAAAAGATTTGTGACGCAACGTTTTGTGTCAGGTCTGGGGTGAGTTGTAGTGCGGCGAAACCCCAACGTGTTGCCGATTTTACTTTGCTGTAAATGTTTCTATCGAACCAGCCTTTTGGGTCTGCTTTGTTTGGGTCGTTTTGTGTGGCAAGTTTTGTTGCTTCTATTTTTGCTACGGCGTCAACTGCTTGTTGTGATAGCCCTGATTGTTTCGCCATGTCTAATAGGACACGTGGCGACACCCATCCGTTTTGTTTATAAAGTTCAGATACTTTTGCTGCTTGTTGTGGTGTTACTGTTGCTTGTATCTTTTTTTGTGCAGCGATGTTCGCTTGTGCGTCTTTGTCGTTATTTTCTTCGTCAACAGGGTCGAATGCGCTGAGTCCACCTACCATTAGTATCCTTCACGTAAGTATGAGTCCAACATATCTGCGAGTTCTTCGCTTGGGTAGGCTGCGTATAGTGCTCTGAGTTCGTCGAGTATCGGGTCGCTGTTGCGTACGCCCGCATAGCCGCTAACTTGTGTTGTTCTTCCTGGTCCGAATGGTGCGCCTGCTGTGAGTGGTTCGTCTGGGCGTTCTGTTGGTCTGTCTAATGGTCCGAATTGTCCTGGGCGTTGACGTTCAACTGCTGCTTGTGGTGGGGCAACTACTGGTTG